ACATCCGAATAAAGGAAACCCCGCCCCTATGTGGCGGGGTTTCCGCTACCCCCGAATTGTTTGAGAAAGGAAAATCAAATGGCAACGTTTGAGGAATTGATGGAGCAGTACCGCAACCCTGGTGACAACGGTTTGCCGGAGTCTTTCGCGGATGATCTTGCCGCCGCATATCAGAATGATTTGTCGGTGCGGGACGCGGCAGTGAATGAGCGGGAAAACCAGCTCACTGAAAAAGAAAACGCCCTTACAGCTAAAGACGCGGAAATCAACCGTTTGAAGGCTGTGAATTATGATTTACTGGTTGCAGCACCAAAAAGCCGGGAACCCGGCGTAACTGAACAACAGCCGGATGATGCCCCGCGCGGCATTGATTCCCTTTTCGAATAGGAACCCAACGTGACTGTGCTGGAAGTCAAGTCCCTCAAACCCACCACCAACGAACAGCTCCTCGACGCCATCCGCGACGACGCCTCCCCCGACTACATTTCGCGTATTCCCTCCGCTACGCAGGCCGGTATCCAGGCGACCCTCCAAGCGTTGCAGACGTACCGCCCGCAGCAGAACGAATTCATCGACGCCCTCGTCAACAAGATCGGCCTCTCCATTGTCCGGTCCCAGTCGTGGACGAACCCCCTCGCCGAATTCAAGATGGGCATGCTCCAGGCCGGCGACACCATCGAGGAAATCATGGTCGGCCTCGTCAAGGCCAAAACCTACGACCCGAACCGGGACGCCCTCGAACAAGAACTGTTCGGCAGCGAACCCATCGAAGTGCAGTCCAACTTCCACCGGGTCAACCGGCGCAACAAGTACAAGATCACCATCAACCAGCCCCTCCTCATGCAGGCGTTCAACCGGCCCCAGGGCTTGCAGACGTTGGCCGGTCAGATCATGGCGGCGCCCGGGAAGTCGGACCAGTGGGACGAATTCCTGGCCATGTGCCGACTCTTCGTCGAGTACGAACGCAACGGCGGCTACCACAAGGTCAAGATCAGGGACATCTCCAACCCCGACTCCGCGACCCTGGCCGAAGACACCAAGGCCGTCCTCACCAAGATTCGTGCCACCGCCGAAACCCTGAAGTTCATTTCGACGGCGTACAACGCAGCCCGGATGCCCATCAGCGCGCAGCCCGACGAACTTGTCCTGTTCGTCACCCCCGAATTCGCTGCGACCCTGGACGTGGAAGCACTCGCCGGCGCGTTCAACGTCGAGAAGATGGCCCTCTCCGGCAGGATCATCACGATCCCCAAGGAACAGATCGGTATCGACAACGTCCACGCCATCCTCACCACCAAAGACTTCTTTGTGGTGGCCGACCAGTTGTTCGAAACCGCGTCCCAGTGGAACCCGGCATCGTTGCAGAACAACTACTGGCTGCACCGCTGGCAGGTCATCTCCGCGTCCCGGTTCGTCCCGGCGATCGCGTTCACCGTCGACCAGGGTGATGAAATCATCAAGCTCAACCCGCCCGTCACCGCCCTGGAGGCCATCACCGTAACCGCGACCGACGGTACCACCGTCACCTCTGTTGCCCGTGGTGAGCGGTACCAGCTGAACACCGACACGGTCACGACCGGCAACGCCGACGGCATCCGCTGGACGCTCACCGGGAACACCAGCCCCCGGACGTACCTGTCGCAGACCGGTGTCCTCACCGTCGGCGGCGACGAATGGGGCACCCTCACCGCGCGTGCCACGTCCACCTGGACGGACCCGGCCAACGTGCAGAAGGACGGCCCCTACCAGACCGTCACCCTCGCCGTCACCGGCACCCCGACCCTGGACGCCTGGCCGGCTGTGGACAACCCCGACACGACCGCCGACGACGCGCAGAACCGGGTCACCGGCATCACCGTCCAGGGCGTCGCCGTGGCCCCGTCGTTCGTGTACACCACGACCACGTACACGGCCGACGTCGCCGACCCGTCCACGGTCACCAAAGCCGACATTCACGTCGACGGACCCGACATGGGCGACGTGAAAATCACGAAGGCCGGGAATGTTTTCACCATTTCCGTGCCGTCGGCAGCCGGGGAACCTGTGTACACTGTAACCGTGAGCTAATTCGAATACCCCCGAAATTATTCGAACACGCGAACAGGGCATGTGGCGCCCTTAGCAGGAAAACCCCCAGCACACGCTGGGGGTTTTCTTGTGTGATAAATGAATAGGTCGGCGGCGACCAAAAGAGAATGGTCCCCAACAAATGTTGGGGACCATTCGAGCTATCACCGCTCTCAGAATTGCATTACAGGGTATCGGTAACCGCGTGACCCGCAACAAACTAATAGTAGCTGATGTAGTCTGGTGAAAACAGTTTTTGTAATTAGGTGTCGAGCTTCTCGACGGGTGGGGTCACATGACGCAGATGCAGGAAATGCCGCGACCGAAGACTTTTGGGTACGGTTTCAATTACTCCGTATGGTCGGCGAATACGACGGTGACTTTGGCGAATGTGCCGTGGAATAACGATTACCGGGATGTGGTCCGGTTCGACACCCCCGCCGCCCTGGACGACTACATTGAGCACCGGTCAGGTCCGGTCATGGTCACCACCGGTGTCACCTACGCTGCTTTCGGCCGGCCGATCCGGTTGCAGGTACCGTTTGAGACGGCGCACCGGTACAACTACCTCCGCGCGTACAATCCCGCCCAACCCTCCGCCGCCGGCGACACCGGACGCGCGTACTACTATTTCGTGGTCGGGGTCAACTACATCGCCCCCGACACCACCGAACTCATGTTGCAGCTCGACGTGTTCCAGTCCTTCATCTACGGAACCCGGTTCGGGAACGCCTACGTGGAGCGCGGGCACCTGGGCATCGCCAACGAGGACGATTTCAAAAACTTCGGCAGGGACTACCTGACCGTCCCCGAAGGCTTCGACCTCGGCAACGAATACGAAACCCGGCGCCTGTTCACCCACCAGGTCGGGTCGGCCCGCATCGACACCCCCGGCATCGACGGCTTGCGGGATTACGCGATCATGGTCGTGTCAGCGACCGCGTTGGATGAGGACCCGGGGACGGTGGACGCCCCCAAACTCGCGTCCGCGAAGGGCAACACGATGGAGAACCTGCCCAACGGCGCGGAAATCTACCTGTTCAACGAAATCAGTGTGTTCAAACTCTTCATGGAAGCCATGTCCGACAAGCCCTGGGTCACCCAGGGCATCATCAGTATCCAGGCCGTCCCCCGCCTGGACCGGTACGGGGCCACCACCACCCAGAAAATGGTGTCCGGTGTCCCCGTCGACGAAGTCAACGGCGGGTCGCTGACCACCCGGAAAACCGCCGTCACCGAGTACTGGCGGCAAGGCATCGACCTGGGCCGGTACGCGAGGCTCAACAAGTTCAAAACGTACCCGTACATGGTGGTCGAGATGACCACCAACACCGGCCAGCCGCTCGTGTTGAAACCGGAGTGCTGGCAGGACGAACACATGGACGTCGTCGAAGTCCCACACTTCGCCCCGCCGAACGCCCGGCTGGGGTTTTACCCGTACCGGTACAACGCCACCGACGACGTCCAATCCACCGGCGACTCCTATGGGATCATCCACGACGGCGGGGAGCACTACTCCCTCATGACGTCCATTGCGAACTTCCCCACGTTCAGTGTGGTGAATAACGGGTACATGATGTTCATGGCGTCCAACGCCAACAGCATCGCCTACCAGCACTCGTCGGCGGACTGGTCCCAGCAACGGGCGTTGCAGGGCGCCGGCGCCGCCTGGTCCAACGCCGATGTGGGGATGCAGAACATGCGGAACCAGGCGTCCGTGGGGATCACCGCCGCCGGCCAGTCCACCAACCTCGCTAACGAAACCATGGCAGCGCACACCATGGTCAACGGGGTCGCCGGCATGGTCGGCGGCGCCGCCCGGGGTTTGGCGATGGGGCCGGCCGGCGCGGTCGGCGGCGCAGCCTCCGGTGCCCTGAACTTCGCCCAAAACGGGGTGAACACCGCCATCGACATGAACGCCCGCAACCAGCAGCTCGGCATCAACAACCAGGCCACCATGGGTTCCCTGTCGTCCAACATGGACACCGCCGGGATCATCAGGGACACCAACTACCAATTGGCTCAGAGTGTGGCCCAGGGCGACTACGCGAACGCGATCGCCGGGATCAACGCCAAAGTGCAGGACGCCAAAATGACCCAACCCACCACGGCCGGGCAGGTCGGCGGGGAAGCGTTCAACCTCGCCACCTACCGGTGGGGCGTCGACCTGAAAGTCAAAATGCTGCAACCGCAGGTGATGGCCGCGATCGGGGAATTCTGGCTCCGGTACGGGTACGCCATCAACCGCTTCACCACCCTCCCCGACTCCCTCATGGTGATGGACAAATTCACGTACTGGAAATGCAAAGAAGTGTACGTCACAGAGGCCGACTGCCCCGAAACGTTCAAACAAACACTCAGGGGAATACTCGAAAAAGGTGTTACTGTTTGGAAGAATCCAAGCGACATAGGAACAATTGACACGGCAACAAATGCGCCGTTGGACGGGGTAAGAATCTAAATGGGTAAATACGATCTGGTAAAGAACGATATTTACAATGTCCATCTGAATGGTGGGCGTAAAAACAATCAGGCCATCAACCAGCAGGCCGTGACCGAACGCATGTACCGGCGCATTCTCACCGAATTGTGCGCCAACCGTTTCGAATGGAAAGGTCTGCCCGACTCGGTTGACCCGCGATTCCTTGAAGTGAACCTGACCTGGCGGGCGCTGGCCGTGTTCTACCGGGACGAAACGTCCGGGAAATTCTTCGCCGCCCAGGGCGCACCGTCGGGTGCCATGAATTTCATGGAAGAACCCATCAGCTACACCATCATCTCCCCCGACATGCAGACCACCAAGCTCAACGCCATGTACTCCTACGACCGCACCCCCTCCGGGGAAGTCGGGGAAAGGTTGGAACCTGAATGTGTTCCCATTTGGGCGAACTACATGCGCGAACCGGACCTGGACATCATCAACCTTGCCTCGATCCGGCTCGCCAAAATGGACCGCAGCATCGAAATCACGTCCGACAACATGCGGAAAACGAAGGTGCTCAAAGCCCCGGAAGATCAGCGGTTGTCGTACATCAACGTCATCAAGCAGATCGAAGAAGGTCAACCCACCATTTTGGGTGCCCCGGCACTGGACATGGGGCTCATAGAAGTACTGGACTTTGGCGTTGACCCGCTCACCCTCCCCAACCTCATGATTGCCAAGTCCAAACTGTGGAACGAGTACATGGGTCTCCTGGGGATCAACAACGCCAACCAGGACAAAAAAGAACGCCTCGTCGCGGCTGAGGTCGGCGCCAATGATGAACAGGTCCAGGCGACCCGCAACATCGCGTTGAATGCCCGCCAGCAAGCCGCCGAACGCATCAACCGGTTATGGCCCGAACTCACTGTCTCCGTTGATTTCAAGAACCCGCCACCGCCGCCGGCCGACGGTCCCGGCGAAGAATTCCAGGGCGGTCAGCCGGCCCCGAAGCAGGAGGAAGCGTAATGGCGTCGTTCACGATTGAGTTGCACCGGGTGTTGGACCTGGACCCGACCATTGAGACCGGGATTTTGCAGGAGTACCCGTTGTTTGATGAGGGTCACCGGTCGGAGTTGAATCGGAAGATCGTCCGGCATTTCCGGAACCGTGAAATCGGGCAGGAAACGATCAGCATGTTCCGGCTCGCCCTGGCGCGGAAGCTGGACGAGATCATGCCACTGTACAACCAGCAGTACGAAATCAGTGCGATCAAGTTCAACCAGCTCGAAACCGTCCGCATCAACAACACCAACAACACCAACGGAACCACCAACACCACCAGTAACAGCAGCAACGAATCCTCCGCCGACGCTGCCAGCAGGGCGATTGGTCAGCAGTTCCCCCAAGTCGCCCTCGCCGCCGACGGCGACTACGCCACCAGCGGCAATGACAACACCAGTAAAACCAAGGCCGTATCGTCGGCAACGGATTCGACGGGGACGACGCAGGACGGCACCACCGAATCGGCGACCACCGGTTTCCAGGGGAATGCTGCGTTGATGATTCTGCAATACCGGCAGTCCCTGGTGAATGTCGATATGATGATTATTGACGAATTGGAAACCCTTTTCATGCTTGTGTGGGGGAATGGTGATTCTTTCACCGACAATTACCCGTTCGGATATTACGGTTTTGGCCGGTACATCTACTAAAGGAAAGAATCCCCAATGACTATTACACCCGTACAATTCCCGTACCGGCTCACCCCGATGGCGAACATCACCGGCATGACCTACGCCGACGGCACCACCTTCATCATCGAACTCGAACAGCTCCGCGACTACATCAACACCCAACTCGTCACCGACGTCAACAACGTGTTGTCCAACCTGTACGCCGAATACCAGGCCGGGATCGGCAACGCCGAACAGACCATCACCGACGCCAAAACCGGGTGGGACGAACAGTACGCCGCATTCGTCGCCAACTTCACCAATGAGTTGAAGGTTCTGAATGAGGCGGCGGTTGGGGGCATGGTGGACGCCGGCACCGTCCGCACCAAACTGGACGCCATCATCACCGCCGCCATCGACGCGCTCCGGGCTGAGGTGTTGGCCGGGTACGCGAAGCTCGGGACCGACGGCAGGGTCACCCGCGCCCAGGCCCCGGCGGGCGGCGTCTACGCCTGGACCCCCGCCACCGCCTACACCGCCGGGGAACGGGTACTCTCCCCCGCCGGGGACGTGGTCACCGCCTACGAAACCCACACGTCCGGGGCGCAGTACAACCCCGGCAACTGGTACGCCGACCACGGCTACCTGTTCGCCAACTTCACCTACAACAGCCCCGAAGGTGAAAAACTCAACCTCTACTACAGCGCCGACGGTAAAGCCACCGCCGGGCGCGGCCCCAACCCCGTTTACTCCGTCGCGGACGGGGTACGTGACCCGTCGGTAGTGAAAATCGGGGGCACCTGGTACATGGCGCACGGCTACGCCGACCCGTCCCGCAAAAAGTTCGCCATCGTCTCGTCCACGGACCTGCTCACCTGGTCCCGGGTCACCGAAATCGACGTGTCAGCGGCGACCAACATCACCCGCGCGTGGGCGCCGGAGTTGGTGGTGGACGGTGCGGACGTGTACGTGTTCTTCACCAACGTAGTCAACGAAGGCACCGGGCTGGAAGCCTGGTACATCAAAGCGACCAACCCCGGCCTCTACACCTGGTCGGCACCGGTGAAGCTCGCCTGGACTTTGGACCCGGGCAAAGTCATGGACCCCGTCTTCACCCGCAAGGGCGACGTATGGTACATGTTCTTCGGGGACAACACCTACATCAACCGCGCCACCGCCCCATCCCTGTTGGGGCCGTGGACGCGGGATAAGGCCGGGGACTGGGCCGGGTGGGGCGCCAACAAGGAAGCCCCCCAAATCGTCCGGGTCAGCGAGAACCTGTGGCGGCTCTACATCGACCGGTACGAAGGCACCGCACCCAACTGGACCTACCCCGGGTATGCTTACGCCGAATCGACCGACCTCACCGCCTGGACCGGCCTCACCCCCGTCCGCATGGGCGTCGAAGCCCAAGGCATCGTCCTCCGCCACGGCTCGTTCATCAAGTTGACGGACACCAACAGCTCCAACCAGGTCCAAGGCGTCGTCTCCGCCGGCCAGGCTCAACGCTACGTGGAAGGGACAACCGGGAAGTTCATTCCCGGGACCGGGACCGAAACGAATATCGGTCCGATCACCATCGACACCGACCGGTCACTCGTGACCTCCGATTTCACGTTCCCCTCCGACGGGCAAATCAAGGTCGGCGCCACCGGCGTCTACGCCTTCAACCTCCAAGCAGGGGACGACCCGCAAAACAACTTCGGGGACGGCGCCTACCGCGTCTGGGCGTCCATCTACTGCGTCACCCGGGGCAAGAACATCGCCACCAGCCGGGACGGGGCAGCGAACTACGAAATCAGCACCGGGATCACCAACTTCCGCTGCAACGCCGGCGAAATCATCGAATTCCGTGTCGCCCAATTCAGCGGGGCACCGCTCGCCGTCGACTGCACCATCACCGCCACGAGAATCAGCTAAACAGGTAATAAGCGACAATGCCCCGCACATTTTGTGTGGGGTATTGTTGTCTTATGGTTTTGGATTACAGCACTATCAAATATGTGGAGACGGTTGGTAATTTTTTGCGTTTCCATTATAAGGACGGGAAAAAGGTGGATGCGTTTCCGGACGGCCGGGGCCGGTACCTGCCCCGTAAAGCGTCGGAGGGTGACCCGCCGGAGACGTATGAGCCGTGGGAGCCGCCACCACCCCCGGACCCCACCGACCCGCCACCACCGACCGGTTCCTGGGTGATCCCGTTGGAGAACGCGGTCCTGACCAGCGGGTTTGGGATGCGGGCCGGCGGGATGCACTACGGCATCGACCTGTCCACAACCACCGCCCCCAGTGGCGGGCCGGTACGGTCGGTGACGGACATGGTCATCACCCGCGCGTTCGACGCCTACGAGGGCGGAAACACGACCGCCGGCACGTACGTCAAGGGCCACACCCCGGACGGTTCCTACACGTTCACGTACAACCACGGCGCCGACGGCTCCTTACAAGTCGCTGTGGGCCAGACCGTCACCCCCGGGACCGTCCTCTTCACCGAAGGGGCTACAGGGAACGTCACCGGCACCCACCTCCACTTTGAAATCATCGAAGGGAACTGGCCCGACCCCTGGGCGCC